GGTCGGCTGAAGTGCAGGAGGTAACCGATGGTGAACTATTTTTTGGGTGTGTCGGGGTCGGAAAATTATTTCCTGTTAAAATAATTTGCCCCGACGATAAAGAGAATAAAAATTATGGTTAAAATAAATATCAAACCCGACATTCAAGAAATAAGGGTGTCGGATATAAAACCTTTTGCCGGAAACCCTCGCGACATTACAACGGAAGCGCTTTCAGGTTTGCGTTCAAGTTTAGAAAAATTTGGATACGTTGACCTATTAATAGTCAATAAACGCAACATGGAATTGGTTGCCGGCCACCAGCGGCTTAAGGTTTTGCAGGCTGAGGGCGTAGAAACCGTGCTTTGTATTATGGTAGATATTGATGATTTGATGCAACAGACTATGAATATTACACTTAACAATCAAGCGATTGCTGGATATTGGACCCAAGCGCTCATTCCCATATTAGAGAAATTGCGCCAAGAAATACCGGAAGATTATCTAAATCTAAGATTTAAGGAATTACGTGAAGAATGCCAGGACCTTGAAACTGAACAATTAGGCAATACTTTACCCGATGATATCCCAGAAGTGCCAAAAGTTGCAATCACTAAACCCGGCGATTTATGGATATTAGGAGAGCATCGTTTGCTTTGCGGAAGTAGTACAAATAGTGCAGACGTCTGCAAGCTTATGGATAGCAATAAGGCGCAACTGATGGCTACGGATCCACCTTATCTTGTTGATTATACTGGCGATAACAGGCCTAAGGCTGGAAAAGATTGGTCTAATTTATACCATGAAGTGGATATCCCTGATGCATATATATTCTATAAGGATTTTTTGTCTATCGCATTAAAACATATTAAAAATAACTCTGCAATTTATATGTGGCATGCTTCTAAACGTATTGATGTTATTCAAAAAGTTTTTAATGAATTGACGATTTTAATTCATCAAATGATTATTTGGGTTAAGCCCTGTGCGATATTGACTTACTCAATATATCCATGGAGACATGAGCCTTGTATATTTGGGTGGTTACAAGGTAATAAGCCTAAAATTAAAGGTACGGCAAATAAAACTGGAACTGTTTGGGTAACTGGGTTATTGCGTACCGGTGATCCGGAAAGTCCAGAATATTATAGTGACATCTGGGAAGTGGACTGGGAGGGTAAAAAAAGAAGTCCGGGGAAAGATCATCCTACTATAAAACCTACAGAGATCTTTGCGATCCCCATGCGCGTGCATACAACTCCTGGGGATATCTGCTATGAGCCATTCAGCGGTTCAGGTAGCCAGATTATTGCAGCTGAACGATTAAGCAGGCGTTGTTTTGCTATGGAATTAGAGCCGGTGTTTTGTGATGTAGCGATGTTTCGATGGGAACAATTTACCGGTAAGAAAGCCGAAAGGGGGTGAGAAAATGAAAAAGATAGGCGATCACATTACCTATGTTGATCCTCGGGGCGTGGCGCACGAAGCATTGACGACTGCCGTTTGGAGTGAGACTTGTGTTAATTTGGTCTATGTCAGTCTTGATGCTAATGAGAAAGATGATTATGGTCAGCAGATAAAACGAGAAACATCTGTTGTTCATAAAAGCTTGCAGTCAGCTCCCGGTCAATATTGGGAGTAAGTTCTGCAACCTGTCAGCAAACCGAATAGGGATGTATAATTGACAGGTAGAAGCATAATGTCTTTATAAATTAAACGGGCGGCCGGGCCCAATAATTAAACCGAGCCACCTACATGATTGTGGCATGTAGATTTTTCCAGCCGCTTTACGCTATACGAGCATTTTAAGCGGTCGTTTTTTATTTGTCAATGCCTATCATGTGGATATGGAAGAACGACCTAAATCCCAATTTAATCTTATTGAGATGGCCAAAAAGCGCAGACATCTGCATCTGGTTGAAAAACTTGCCAAAGGCAAATCTTTCACCCCTACCTTATCAAAATCAGAAATAAGAGAACTATCTAGTTATGAATTACCACCCGGTTCCCCGGCGGTTGTTGATACCCAGGAAAAAATAGCAAAAGCCTTTGGTATTGCAACCCGGACAGTTGAACGTTGGACAAGAGAAGGTATGCCGGTAACTCCTCAAGGGACCTATGATCTTCTTGAAATCCGCGCCTGGCGAATCCTAAGGCACCAAAAAGGTAAAAAGGATAAAAAGAATACTATTGATTGGGATGAGCGTTATCGCGAATATAAAGCTAAAATGGCAGAGATAACCCTTAAAAAGACAATAGGGGAGCTTATTCCTAAGGATATAATAGAAAAGGAGCTTATTCAGATTAGTATAGGTGTTAAACGTGCCCTTCTTGCGCTTCCCCGGCAAGTAGCGCCCCAGCTTGTGGGGCTTGAGGCCCGGCAGATAGATGCTTTGCTTACTAATCGTATTAAAGAAGCAATACAGGCTATTGCTGATGGTAAATTTTTAGTTAAAAAAGTGAAAAATGATAAATCAGCCAGCTACATTAATAATCTGGACGCCTCGAGTTAGTAATTCTTGGCAACTTCCCAATGAGTTAACAGTATCTCAATGGGCAGATAAATATCGCAAACTCGACCCAAAGATTGCACCTGAACCCGGGCAATGGCATACAGACCGTACTCCCTACCTACGAGGTATCATGGATGCTTTTAATAATCCCCTAGTAGAGAAAATCACCATTATGTCATCAACACAAATAGGTAAAACCGAAGGAATGTATAATATGCTTGCCTATGCGATAGACCAGGATCCGGCGCCGGCTTTAATGGTTAAGCCTCGTGAACAAGACGCAAAAATAGCTTCTAAAGATAGAATCCGGCCGATGATTGAGATTTCCAGCCAATTACAGAGACATCTTACTTCTGATTCCGATGATATGACAAGAATGGAATTCAAACTTGACCGGATGATAATCTATTTCGCCGGCGCCAATAGCCCTGCAGCTCTTTCTTCAAAAGCAATAAGATATCTTTTTTTAGATGAAACCGATAAATATCCAAAATTCTCGGGGGAAGAGGCGGATCCTATAAAATTATCTACAGAACGTACTCATAATTACTGGAACCGTAAAATCGTGGCTTGCTCAACTCCCACTACCAAAAATGGCTATATTCATCGTGAATATGAACGCTCAGATAAACGTGGCTATTATGTTCCCTGTCCCCATTGTGGGGGTTACCAGGTATTGGATTTCGAACATGGTGTGAAGGTCCCTGAAAACGAACGCGACCCCGAACGGATCCGCCAAGAAAAGATTGCCTGGTATGAATGCGCCTATTGTAAAGGGAAAATAACCGACTTAATGAAACAAAACATGCTTCTACAAGGTATCTGGCTTCCTGAAGCTATTAAAGTTGATGCGAAAGGCCAGCTTCCTAAAAAATTAGATTTCCCACAGACCTCTCATGTCGGATTTCACCTTAATGCCTTATATTCGCCCTGGCTGACATTTTCTGATGTTATAGCAGAATTTTTTGATTCGCATGACCGGCCGGAACTTCTGATGAATTTTGTTAATAGCTGGCTGGCACAAATTTGGCAGGAAAGCATAGAACAAACAAAGCCCGAAAGGCTTAAACGGCTCTGTTCAAATTATGAGAGAGGCGTTGTTCCGGATGGTGCAATCGTGCTTGTTGGAGGATGCGACACGCAGAAGGACTATTTTGTGATTACAGTACGGGCATTTGGCGTATATCCTGAATCATGGCTTATTTTAGAAGAGATAACAGATAAATGGGAAACGGTTATCGAAGTTCTATTTAATACATACTATCCTTCATTGATCCCGGGAATAGAACCTTTTGGGGTACGCTTAAGTTGTATTGATAGTGGATACCGGACCAGCGAGGTATATGATATCTGTCGGGAATATCGCCATCTTGCGCGGGCGATAAAAGGAAAAGACCAATTGACTGGTGTACCTTACAAGGTTAGCAATATTGATAAATACCCGGATAGTGGTAAACACATTCCGGGAGGATTACTTCTGTATTTATTGGATACAACTTATTTTAAAGATAAAATCAGCCGCATGATACATGCCGAAGAGCCAATCTGTAAATGGCACTTACATAAAAATCCCTCTCCAGAATATTTAAATCAGTTTTGCGGTGAACATAAAGTCTTAAAGCGGGACCGCAAAAAGGGCACTGCATACGAAATTTGGCAACCCAAGACAGCCCATACTAAAACGCATTTCTGGGATGCCGAAGTTTATGCCATGGCCGCAGCCGAGATGCTACGTGTATATACCTTAAAGGAAGAAGATAAGCCAAGGCCGGTTTCATTTCAACCCCAGGAAGAAAAAGAACCAAAAACTGGAAAATGGCTACAGAAGCGGGATAATTGGATAAGGCATGGGTGAGTGGATAAAAAAAAGAGAGGGATGGCTAGGACAGAATGTTAAAAGAGAACAAGTTACCCCTATTTTAGATCACCCGGAAGAAAATAAAGAAGTAAAACCAGTAAAAACCACAGTGATATTTATTAAACCCAAATGCCCTAAATGCGGGAATAAAAAATTACGATGTACTGGAATAGCCGGTAATGTCAGATATTTTAAATGTAAGTGTGGGCATAAATTTAAGGCAATAGAGCAAAATTAGCCCAAAAACTTTATTCTACCCTGCTGAATAGGACTATTGACAAAATTACGGCTTGAATTTAATCTATATATAATGATAAAAATTATTATAAACAGGGCACTCCATAGTGCCTATTGCGCGGTTAAACGAAGGACTCGTCGAATAGCGATTACTTCGGCTGTGTTGTGCCTTGTACTATTCTTCGCCACGAATGGATGGGCGGCTTTCCCCACAACAGGAATATTAGATAGTTTTGATAGAGCAAATGCTGGGTCTCTTGGTGCTGATTGGAACGAGGTAGTAGCAAGTTATTCGATAGTCTCTAATCAAGCGAGGGGTAATGCTGTAAGTAATTGGCAAATAGCAAATTATGTAGCCATTACTTATGATGCTGACTTTGAAGTCTATCTTACACTTAACACCCTATCTAATACTAGCGGTAGTGGAGAAATATATGGTATTGATGCGAATGGGAATGGCTATGGTGTTTTATGGAATAATTATACCAACACTATGCAAATTAGTATACACAATGGAAGTGATTGGGGAGAAGCTCTTGGGAGTGTAATATCTCAAACGATAAATAGTGGCAATAAAATAGGATTTTCTAAGGTCGGTTCTACCCTAACTGCTTATATTAACACGGGTGGTGGCTGGAGTGTAGTAGATACGGTAATAGATAACACTTATAATGTTTCTCCTATTTATCTTAGTATGGCTTGTTACCGTAGTTCTACTGAGGCTGATTACTATAACGACTTCGGCGGGGGGACGGCGGTGAGTGGTGACGTTTATTCCGGCCGCGGATTCGGCAGAGGAATCGGGAGAGGAATAGGAAGATGAGAGTTTATCCAAGAGAAGATGGGACATTTATCTGAAACCTGGAGATTATGCTTTTGATAAGGATATAGGTTATTGGGTTGTAAGACCTCCAAAATCACAATGCCACACTGGGGGCATTCCAGACCATAGTGTTATTGAACATGACGATGGAACTATCACCGTATCCCCATCTATTTTATTAACTGGATTAACTCCAGAAGAAAATTATCACGGATATCTTGAGCGCGGGATTTGGAGGGAATGTTAAAATGAAAAAAATTATAATTTTTACTCTTGGATTTATTTTATTATTTTCAGGAATAGCACAGGCCCTTGAGTTAGTTAGACAAAAAAACGTTGCTACCTACATTGTGGTACCCCTCATAGATGCAGACGGTGATATCGTTACAGGAGCCGCAGGATTAGACAGTGAAAGAAATTATTGGGCAGACGGAAGCGCGCCCCAGACCACTTTTGCTGATTGCACTAATGAAGCCACTGAAATAGGCACGACAGGCATTTATTATTTATCTTTAACGGCTGCGGAATTAAATTATCAATACGTAGCCATTCAAATCAAAACTTCTACCACTGGCGCAAAGACACAGCATATCCTTATCCGCACCACTATAGGTGCACCTGCCAATTTCGCCACAACCGACGACGGGGGGACGATAAACGTCACGGGGGGAGCAGTGGATACGGTTACGACCACGACAACAGCGACGACAGCAACTAATCTAACCAACGCCCCGACGAATGGCGATTTGACCGCAACAATGAAAACTTCCGTAACTACGGCCGCCACGTCGTCAACTCCTGCATTATCGGCTGCCGGAATTGACGCTATCTGGGATGAAGCCGCAAGCGGACATACCACAACAGGGACATTCGGAAAATATCTTGATAAGCAATTGACTACTTTTAACGATATAACGGCTGCCTCTGTTTGGTCTGTTGCTACGCGGTTGCTTACGGCAGGGACTAACATTGCATTGGCGAAGGGAACTGGAGTCACCGGCTTCAACGATATCACAGCTGCGAATGTTTGGGATACCAATATCTCTGCTTATTCCGGCGCGGGATACGCTGGAACTTATTTAAAAGGTATTTACGATAAATTACCTGCCGGCACGATAGGCACTTCTACCTATGCAGGCGGCGCAGTTGCATCGGTTAGCGGAAGCGTCGGTAGCATATCAGGAATTACATTTCCGACTAACTTTGGAGTATTGTCAATTTCAGCCACAACCGGCCTTGTGGACATAACACAGACCGCCGCAGATAAAGTATGGGCTACTTCCGCAAGAGCTTTAACGGATAAATCCGGATTCAGTTTATCGCAGACATTCCCAGCTAATTTCTCTGCTTTATCTATTTCCTCTGGTGGCTTGGTAGACATATTGCAAACCGCAGCGGATAAAGCATGGAGTACTACCGCAAGAACACTTACCGCAGGTACCAATATAGCTTTAGCAAAAGGCACCGGCGTAACCGGCTTTAATGACATAGCGGCTACCGACGTTTGGGCCGCAGCCACAAGGACACTTACCTCTGGCGGATATTCAGGACTTACAGCAACCGATATCGATAACGTCTGGGACGAATTGATAACAGGGCACATAACCGGAAGCAGTTTCGCTAAATTATTCACGGATAATCTTAATGCTACTATTAGCAGCAGATCAAGCCATAGCGCCGCAGACGTGGCTACCCTAATACTTGCGACGCCGGCATATAAATTGGTTACTGATTCAAGCGGGCGAGTTACAGTCGGCAGCAATGCAGATAAAACAGGATATAGTATATCTGGCACTAAGACGACTTTAGATACTCTCAATGATATCACCGCAGCCGCTGTATGGACCGTAGTTAGTAGATCTTTAACTGATAAAGTAGATTTTGGATTATCGAGCGTGGCCATTACAGCTATTTGGGATAAAAATATTTCAGGATATACGACCGATGGCCTTGCCGGATATTACCTTAAGAATGCAGGAGGCGGTTCATCGCCGGCAGAGATAGCTGATGCGGTATGGGATGAATTATTAGCAGGGCATATTACATCAGGAAGTACAGGTAAGAAACTTAATGATAGCCCGACACTTTATGATGTAGGGCCATAAACGGTCTAAATTAACCCAAAAACTTTATTCTACCCTGCTGAATAGGAGTATTGACAAGATATTGATTTGAATTTAATCTATATATGATGACTAACATATTCAAAATGCAGAAAACCTAGAAGATAAAATAATTTAGATTAAGTCCGGGGACGCCTGGATTTTTCATGAGCGGCAGTTAAGGTGCCTTAACCATCTTACTGCCGCTCTGTTTTTTTGAGGGAAAAAAATATGGCCGTAGAACGTGAAAACGCAGTAATAAATAATCAAATTACTTTAAGAAATAATTTCCGCTTCACATCTACCAACGATCTCTTTGATCCCTACGCAATTTCAAAAGTAGAAATCCTGGATAGCGACGGTTCTACGGTATTACAGACATTAACCGGCGCAAGTATCGTTAAAGATTTTACCGGTAAATATCATGTTGTGGCAGCTGCTATCGCCACAGCTAAAACAATTTATGATAAATGGTATTTTACACCGGCATCCGGGGCAACTGAAATCACCCGGACAAATATTTGTATCGTTTGGGAAACCGCCGCCGCGGCGGGAGAGGTCGTATTAGAGACTACAGACGCTGCCATGCTGACAGCGGTAAAACAAGCTATTGCCGCGCGCCTATCCGGCGGGGCAGTGCAGTCATACAGTATCGGCGGCCGCAACCTTCAATATTGCACGTTAGATGAACTCTGGAAATTAAGAAGAAACCTGGAAAAGAAAATTAATAATACCGCGGGAAGCGGAAGGACTTATGTAAAATTCATAAAAGCCGATGACTAACGCTAACGAAACCAAAAAAACTTTTGCAGAACGGCTGTCAGAGAGAATAGACGGAATCTACGAAGTATTCTCTCCCGTAGCCGCGGCAAAAAGAAGATATTTCCGTTTCATCGCCAAGAATATGTTCGGCGCCTACCGTGGCGCGGAAGGCGGCCGGCTGCGCGGATCATGGATACCAGGGGGAGGATCAGCTGACGAAGACCTCTTGACAGACCTTTCCAAATTACGCGAAAAAAGCCGGGACCTGGTAAGAAATGATGGTATTGCCTCGGGGGCAATCAATACCATTATCACAAACATCATCGGCACCGGGATAAAGCCTCAAAGCAGGATCGATAGGGAAACCCTTAAGGTTGATGAAGATTATGCGGACCAGCTGCAACGCCAGATAGAAAAAATCTGGCAGCGTTGGGTTGCCTACGCCGACGCCGGAACCAGGAATAATTACTATGGCCTGGAGGAGCTTGCAGAGCGCCAGAGGTTCGTCAATGGCGAAGCCATAGTGATTCCCTTGCGTATAACTAATAAGAAACGGCCTTACAGTTTTGCATTGCAGATCGTTGAATCAGATAGATTGGATACTCCCTCTGACATGGTTTCCAATAAAAGCATCCGTAAGGGCGTGGAAATCGGGGAATACGGCGAACCAATAGCATATTGGGTAAGAAAGACACATCCCGGCGATTATTTTTATAGCCGATATACAAATAATAGCAGCAACAATTATATCCGATATCCCGCCTTGCGAGAAGATGAGGTAAAGAATTTTTATCATTTATATCATCTCCTGCGGCCCGGCCAGACGCGCGGGGAACCTTTCATGGCGCCGGTGATAAACCTATTCAAGGACCGTTTTGACTATATGGAAGCCGAACTCGTAGCTAACCGCGTAGCCGCGTGCTTTGCGGTATTTATAAAGAAAGAAAATGCGGCCGAACTTTCAATCGGAAGGTCAACCGTTGATAACACAACTCAAAAACGAATCGAAGAATTAAGCCCCGGATTATTTGAATATCTTGAACCCGGGGAAGATATCTCGGCATTTAATCCGAACCGTCCGTCCGCGACATTCAATCCGTTTATGATACGCATATTAAGGGATATCGCATCCGGCCTGAACATTCCCTACGAAATACTGGCCAAGGACTTCTCCCAATCCAATTATTCAAACCTTCGCGGCGCTCTTCTTGAAGCAAGAAGATTTTTTATGATGCAGCAGCGTTTCATCGCGGATAATTTCGGCCAGCCAACCCTGGAATTGTTGATTGAGGAAGCATATCTAAAAGGCGAACTGCGGATCCTGGATTTTTATACTAATAAGGAATCCTATGTAAAAACGCGCTGGATCTGTCCCGGCTGGCAATGGGTAGATCCCCAGAACGAAATAGAGGCCTCTACAAAAGCCGTAGACAATAATCTTTCCACGCTTTCGGAAGAAGTCGCATCCCAGGGATATGATTGGGAGGAAACCCTTGAACAGCGGGCCAGAGAACTGAGAAAGAAAAAAGACTTAGAGGAAAAATACGATATCAACATGACTCCTCAACCCGCGCAACCAAAGGCCGGCGACCCAAATAAAGATAAAAAACCCGGTGAACCAGCTCCCGGAAAAGAAAAAGATAAACCAGAAGGAACGCCGCCGGAAGAAGAATTGCCGGCAGAGGAAGCAAATGCATAAAAAGACAACTAAATCTAAACAAGCAGACTCCAATGGCCTGCTTATAGAATTGGCCGTCGTCCCCAAAGACGCAATGGTTAAACCCAAATCGATATTAATAAAAATAGAACGTAAAAGCATAGAAAGCATAAGGAGGGCATTATCATGAAAGAAAGAAAGCTGTTGAGGGCCGACATAGCCCGCGGGATAAATAAAGATAAAGGCGTGGACCGTAATCTTAAGCACGATAAAGGAAAAGGCGTCATTTTCGGATACGCCGTCATCGCAAAGGGCCGGCTTAACGATGGGGATATCAGGGAATGGGAAATGGATGACATCTCCCTGGACCAGGTTGTTGAATTTGGTAATCAAGCCAAAATGGGCCTAAAATCCCGCTTCGGCCATCCTAATATGAGCACCGAGGCATTAGGTACCTTTATCGGCCGGGCAAAGAACTTCCGGAAAGACGGCGATATCGTCCGCGCAGACCTCTTTATCGACGAGACAGCATATAAGACTCCCAACGGCGACCTGGCAACTTACGTCATGGACCTTGCCGAAACCGACCCCGACGCCTTCGGCTCATCTCTCGTCTTCGACGCCAATTTTGAATACCGTCTTGAGAAAGACGGCACCAGGAAAAAAGACGAAGCTGGAAATGACCTGCCTGCCTTAGTAAGATTCACTAAATTATTTGCCTCTGATGTGGTTGATGATCCGGCAACCACCAAAGGTATGTTTGGCCAATTCTTTAACTCCAGCATAGAACTCTCGGCAAAGGCCACAGATTTTCTGGACAAACTTCTTAATAACCCCGATGCATTAGAAAAGGTAATTTCTTTTCTCAACCGATATCGGGATAACCAAATAGAGGGTCCAATAAGGGATCCAAATAATAATAAACCAGCAATTATCCAAAAGGAGGGAAGTATGGAATTTAAAGACATCACCTTAGAGATGCTAGGCAAGGAAAGGAAAGACCTGGTGGAGTCTATCACCAATGACGCCATCAAAGGCGAACGTACCCGCGTTCTGTCAATCATCAAGGCCGAGCACACGGAATTCCCCGGCATGAAGATGGAAGCGTTGACCGAGGAAACAGTGGAAAAAGGCAATACTTTGGACGCGGCATTATCTTCCATGCGCGCAAAGAGGCTCAAGGATTTGGAAGCAGAAGCAAACAAAGCACCCGGAGCGGATGGAGATTTTAACAAAACCGCGAAAACGCACCTTGAAAAAGCAACGGAATACGCAAAAGAGCACAAATGCTCCATGACCGAGGCCTTAAGAGCAACAGCGGAGAAGAAAGTAAAGAAATAATAACCTTAACTAAAAGGAGGAGGTAAGAAATGTATAACGATAACGGAATAAAGACATTTACGGCAGGAGAAGCATTGGAAAGGGCCCGCCGCGTCAAATTAAGTTCCGGTTACGGCGACCAGGTGGAATATGCCGATGGCGCAGATGATTATATCGGCGTTACGCTTGAATCAGTTGCAAGCGGTGATCCAGTAGCGGTAAAGTTAAAAAGAGCATCCCAGGGCACAGTTGAAGTCGAAGCATCCGCGGCAATAAGTGCAGGAGACACAATCTACGGCGCAACTGACGGAAAAGTTTCTACATCTTCGACCGGCACGGATAAATTCGGCAAGGCATTGGAAGCAGCTTCCGGCAGCGGAGCAATCATCGAAGCGCTCATGGACGACTAAAAGAGAAATAATATTTTAAAAAAGTAACATAAATAATCATAACCAAAAGGAGGAGGTAAAGATGATTGAACAGAGTGGGACCAGGACAAATCCGCGCCTTGATCTTGGCGTGGCATTCATGGAATTCGTGGCAGCACAAAATTACTTCATCGGCATGCAACTATTGAGGCTTTTCAGGACACAGGTACAGAAAGGCGTATTTCCGGCTATCACGCGCGAATGCTTAACAAGAAACATAGACACCAAGCGCGCGAAAAGAAGCGGATACAACCGTGAGGGGATCACCACGGAAGATAAAAGTTTTGCCTGCGAAGAGCAAGGCCTTGAAGGCGCCTTGGATGACAGCGAAAGAGCATTATATGCTTCTGATTTTGACGCAGAACTTAATATCACCCTTCAAACCGGCCATCTGCTTTTGCTTGCACAGGAAGTAAGAATCGCCGCCGCGCTTTTTAACACCACAACCTGGACAGGATCCGCGTTATATACGGATAACTCTTCAGCACCTTGGGATGCAGCTGCAACCGATGTCGTAGCCCAGGTCAACGCGGCCAAAGAGAAAGTCCGCGCCAGTACCGGTATGAAGCCCAACGCTTTAATCTTCAGCGAAACAAACAAGAACAGGCTTCTAAGCAATACCGATCTTAAGACCAGGATTCAGTATGTGGCCCGCCTCACAGAGCAGGAAATCTTAAACGCCCTGGCAGACATCTTTGGAGTTAAGTATGTTTTGATCGGCCAGGCAGTCAAGAATACGGCCAACAAAGGCAAAGATTTCACTGGTTCCGATATCTGGAGCGATGATTATGCAATGGTAGCGCTCATTGCCGAAAATGAAAATAATCTCGCCGAGGCATGCGTCGGACGTTCGATGTTGTGGATTGGGGACAGCCCGGAAAATACCACAGTCGAGCAGTACCGGGAAGATCCAATCAGAAGCGATATTTTCCGCGTCCGTCAGAACGTTGATGAGCTGGTTATCGATAAGTATTTCGCTCATCTAATGAAGGTAGACGCCTAAACGAAATTAAAGAAGATTTACCCGGGGCCTATTAAGGCCCCGGGTAACTTTGTTTATTATGTCCTTTAAAGACGAGTTGAATAATGATGCCGTAAATGTCTTTTTAAACTCCAATGAAGGAGCAGAAGAAATTTCTTATACTCCTTACGGGGGCTCTCCTAAGATTATCAAGGCAATCGTAAACCGCCAAAGATTGAGTCCGGCGGGAGAGGATACCGGCCGCGCGCTACTGAACCAGGTTGAAATCATGATCGCCAATAAAGTGGACGGTGGAGTTATGTCAATAAATAAAGGCGGGGATACAGTTTCTCTGCCGGAACGGGTTGGGGGAATAGCTATTGACTGGAATGTAGCGGATATCTTAGGCCAGGACGAAGGCATGTGGCATCTACTTCTTCAGAAATAATAATATGGCAACCGAAAGACAACAAATAGACCCCGGTAGGTATTTAGACAAAGAAGGCATACGTATCGATGCCCGGCGCCTTGACCGTGCCCTAGAACAAGCTCCAGGGGTTTTAAAGATAGAGATTTTAGACGCCCTCGATCATATTCGCAAAGGTTTTTTTAAGGCCCTCTACGTCAATACCGGCCTAAAAGATAAACGTTTCATCGCCACCAAGAAAGTAGGCATCGGCCGCCATATCCGCGTTTATCGCAATCCCGATAAAGGCGATATCCTGGACATGGAATTAGGAATTTTCACCCGTTCAAAAATCACAGCCATGCAGGAAAGTGGTGGAACTGTCGGCGCAAAATCCGGCATGATGGCTATTCCCATAGGAAAGGCTTTAAGTTCAACCGGCCGCCTGCGCCGGGAATATTCAGTATTTGAAAATTACCGCAGGACATACATCCCCAGCAAAGTCAAAATCCCCGGATTATTTATGTATAGCAAGGGCGGCCAGACATTTTTAATGAAGAAAGAAGGGGATAAGATGGAACCCTACTTTATATTAAAAAACCAAATCAGGATCCAGCCTCGCCTGCGCATGATAGATACCTGGGGACGGATGGAAGGTTATAGGATGGATGTATTTAATAAAAGCATCGATAAGGCATTGAATAAAATATGAGTATATCAAGGCGCGAACTTATATTAGCGAATATTGAAACCGTCCTAAATACTATCACGATACCAAACGGTTATGAGAATACCCTTGCGCGCGTGGAAAGGTGGAAACAACGCGGCAATTCTATCAAGGACATCCCCTGCGCCATCATCAGCGCCGGCAGAGAAGAAAAAGAAGCAACCCCCTATCCCCAGTCAACCGCCAAGTTAACCGTCTTTATAGATATCTGGACCCGGCAGGTCGATACAGACACCAGCAATACCGACACGCTTTTAGACAGCCTGCTTTTAGATATAGAGAAAGCAGTAATGCTCGATTACGCCCGCGGCGGTTATGCCGAAAACACAGAGATCCGCGGCATTACGCCTTTCGAGACTATCGAAGGATCTCCCAGCTGCGGTTTAATGATAGAGTTGGAAATCACCTATAAGCATAAGCAAATGGATCCGGCTTTGGCGACATAAATTAAAAACCTAAAAAGGAGGGTAATATGTTAGCTCAACGTGTACAAATGTCAGGAAAAATTGAAAACGAAGAAGGGACATTGGAAATTCTGGCCGCTGCAGATGCCAAGACAATCGTCTATGGACCCAAATTTAAAAGCGACCCTGAGAAATACGAAAGCAACCCCGCGCGCCTATCCGGCGCCGCCCAGAAACAGTTCATCGGCAAAATCCCCGCTAATCTCTCTTTTCAGATCCAGATGCGCGGGTCCGGCATAGCCACCACAGATCCGGACTGGATCAAGTATTTAAGGCCCTGCGGATTTTCAACCGCGCTCCTTAAGTCCATCAACATCGGCGCCATCACTACCGGTCCCTTTCTGCATAATGAACTCATCACCGGCGGCACATCTAACGCCCAGGGCAGGGTTGTCTTTAAGACCGCAAACGGCGCAAGCAAAATTTATTATATCGCCGTAGGTACCGTTGAATTCCAAAGCGGCGAAGTAATCACCGGCGCCACATCCACGGCCCATGCCACCTCTTCCGCTGTACCGGCAAGCGCGGCCCGCGCCTACCGGCCCATTCTGGAAAATGTCCCCAGCATCAGCGAAGGCGTAAACCAGGACGGCTTTTTTGAACGTCTAAGAGGCGCCCGGGGAAATGCCAAATTTTCTATCTCTTCAGGCAAGCCCGGCTTATTGGACTTTACTTTCCAGGGCGTAGATGCTGGCCACGCGGACGAAACATTCTTTGAAGACGTGGATTACGAAGAGACCGATCCGCCTATGTTCAAGGATGCAACAGTGCTTTTAGATAGTTACCAACCTAAACTACATAGCATTGAATTTGATTTAGCCACCAAGCTTACCCAGCGGGATGACCCGGTAGATGTGAATGGTCTGCTTTCTTACGCGTTAACCGGCCGGCTGATAACCGGGACATTGGTTCTTGAGATGGTATCGGCAGCGACGTATGATTTCCGCACCAAATTCCACGCCGGGATAGAGATAATCCTGGATATCTCCTGGGGTGCCTTTTGTCTCTATTTCCCCAAGGCGCAGATTCTTGATTTCGATAAAGGCGATAAGGATGGTTTGGCCACAATAACAATACAATTCCAGGCCAACGGCGACCTGGTTGAAAACGATGATTTTATTATGGTGCACGGATTATAAAAGGGAGGTCCAATGTATACTGGAATTAACATTAACGAAACCAAAAAGCACAGCTCTAAGAACGACCCGGATAAGGAGAACCCGACGATATTCCACCTTGGTGCATTAGACTCATTTGTTAAGGCCTATATCGAAGATAATAGTACAGAATTCGAGGCCAGTTCTTCCAATCCGGAAGAAGAAGCAAAAATAAAAATTCTTTTTGCCAAGCGCAACCTTTTAATAGTTAAATTCGGCCTTAGGAAGATTGAGAATTTTGTGGATCCTGAAACAAAACGATCTACAACTTTTGAAGCTAAAAAGATGGTTATCTCAGGTATATCTTATCTTGCAATGCCAGATGAAAATATCGCAATGCTGGCCGAGGGCGCACTTATTGCCGAGCTAGCTAACGAGATATTAAAGCTTAATAGTTTAAGCCCCGAAGAAATAAAAAACTAAAATTGGCAGTCCAGTTGCCGAAATTCAAGCTGGATTGCCAAACCTGCAACAAAACGCAGAAAAGAGAACGCGGATGCGTAAAAGACAGCGTAATACCGAATGCGTGGGAATTAGACGGGGGGAAATTCAGTAGATGCCCAAAGAAGCTAATTACAACGCAAAGTTATAAATATATCAGAGCCTATAATTTTTATAAGGAAGCACATTTATTGCCTAACCCGGGGATATGGCAGGAGCAACCGTTGAAATTTATAGAAATAGTTGAGTTTATCGATGGAGTGGTAAGAGAAGGGGAGAAAGGATGAAAAAAATCGATATGGAGATTATTCAGATTTGTAACCCTTAATACGCATACATCTATTGAATTCTTCAGATTTTCTTCCCATCGTAGAACCCAAAATACCAAGCATCATGCCGGAACCGGAAGAAGCAGGAGTCTCAGCTACGTATTTACAATCTTCGATATCTTTTTGAGTTTGTTCGGGGGATTTTTGAGGATTATTCCACTTATAATTATAGGCAGTGGCACATCCCGATAAGAATATTATGGAAAATAAAATTAAAAGACATTTTGATGGTTTTCTTAAAGCGACAGTAATAAGGGATGCCATAACTATGGGGATACACCAGAAAGCAATACCAAACATAATTGTTGGAAAAACAACTTCAGAAAAAAAATCATTGCTATTAATGCATTCGAATAATATAGCTCTTTTTGCTTCCTGTTCCCCCGAAACTATTTTTAACTGCTCGTATGCTGTTTGGTATTCTATTCTCTGCTTATCACAATTCCATATAAAAATAAGAGCCGTTATTAATATCGATAATATTGTCCAGATAATTAAGAATCTCTTCATGATATCTCCTTGGTTAAGAAGTTTAACATATAATCTGGAGGTTGTCAATGCCCTCTAATAAAGAAATAGAGATAACTTTAACACTTAAAGATGCGGCTACAAAAAAAATTCAAAGTTTTAGAAGCAGTGTAAAAGAATTTTCAAATGCTACAAAAGATAGTTTGGCGCCAATTTTAAATCTTAGGCAGGCGTGGCATAAATTTGGGCTAGCTTCTGCTTTTGTCGTTGCTGGTCTTACTGCTGCCGTATCCCAGGTAAATAAATTGCGCGAGGAAGTAAAACAATTTGACAATATTGCAATCAAAATGGGCATTTCTACTGAAACTCTATCAAGAAAAATATATGGATTTAATATTGCCACAATTAACGCAAGGATAGGAATGGGAGAATTCCAAGCCTATGGCGCTAATATAGAAAAAATCGTAAAAGGAGGCTCATCCGGTGGATTAAATATTTTAGGTTCTATAGCAAAATATTGGCGAGCTTATAATCTACGTCTAAATGCTGAAGAGGAAATGAGGGAAGTACCTTCTTGGTCCCAAGCTCTTAAAGAAGCCGAGAGACAGAAACTCGCTGAAATTCAAACAAGGAAAGAAAGCGAGGCTTATAAGAAAGGGATCGTGGCAGAAACTATAGCCAAAACAAAACAATTAGAGTTATCCGAATATGAATATAAAAGATGGCTATTAGATCAGGAAGTAAAAAATTATGCTAATGTCGGAGTAGGCAAAATAAATCTTTCCTCATACGAAACTGTTGCAATAAAACGTCTTGAAGAAGATAAGACCTTAGAACTCAATAAACAACAGGCCGTAAGATTAAAATCCGAGGGAAAAACTATACAGGCTTTTATTCTTGAACAGAAGACTGCCAAGCAAGCATATATCCGCATCTGGGGGCCCGATAGTGAAACAACTAAAGCCTTTATAGACGGCCAAAAGGTGCAACTCAAAGAAGCAAAACTTGCCTATTATGGCCTCAGAAGTGAAGCTATTATCTGGCGCGATTTAATGAAAGATTCTATTCAACAAACCTCACAATACTTTGGGAATGTTCTTTATAGTGGTATCAAAAATAAATTTTCCGACCTCAAAGATGTCGTGGCCAGCTTTGGTGATACTTTACTTCAAGCAATTACCCAAGCGGCAGCTGCCTGGGTAATGACTAAATCTTTTGGCTTTTTAGGCCTTACTTTCCATAAAGGCGGCATGGTTTACCATTCTAGTGGAATAATCCGTGCCCATTCCGGCCTTGCCCCCGATGAGGTCCCCCTTATTGCACAAACCGGTGAAGCAGTCCTTTCCCGCAGGGGAGTAGCGGCTGCCGGTGGGCCTGATGTCATCCGCCAGTTCAATACCGGCCGCGGAGGAGGAAATCAGACTATTAATTATTACAATACCATCATAGCGCCACCTGGGACTACCAAAGAGGAATTAGAAAGAATGCTTATAAATGCTTTAAATCGTAATCGACCCGTAAAATACGCCATAAAAAACAGGGTATAACTATGAGTACTGAAATACTTTCTTTAATTCCCGAATTCGGATTAAGAGAAAAAATAAAATTTACCACCTTAATCTTTGAAGGCGATATCCCCGGGAAGGAACGCCGGCACAATAAAAGTGAATCCGGTATACGTTCTCTTCTCCTTCAACTTAAAACTCAAACAGAAGCTGTCATGGATACCATCTGGGATTTTTATGTTGCCCGCAAAGGCGCTTACGATACCTTTTGGATAAAATTTCCTACATCTAAAAATAGTAAACGCCTTGCTGAATCCGTAGGGACTGGAGACGGAGCAGAAACTGTCTTTACATTGGATTGTTTTCCTATAGATACTTCTACTCTTAAAGTATATCTGGATGGAGTATTGCAAACGAGCGGATATACCGTAACAAATAACCTTACTACAGAAGCCGCCGAAGTCACCTTTACTAACCCTGTGGGAGACAATGTAGTCGTAACTGCCGATTATGAATATTATATCCAGGTCAGATTCGCAATTGATGAGTTGGATCGCGAACTATTCGCTTATTTGTTATATAACACATCCCTGGAACTAATAGAAGTTCTTTGGGACATATATACACCGCCAAACTAAAATGTTTAATTTAGCCGATATCTTTAAATCCGAAGCATTAAAACGTCAGAATTCTCCCCTCGAACTTTATGATATCTACCTTGGCGCCCAAGATGAATGCGACGTAAATACAAAATATTTCTGCTCCTGTCAGCGCAAAATCAATTTTTTTAATCTTGACGGAGACCCCGCAGTTTATCTATCCATACGCGGTAAACGCGCATCCATTCCCTACAGCAGTCAATTAGAAATAGAGGTCTTTGAGGCTGAATTCGACAATGTGGATGGCGCCTGGAATAACTGGTTATTAACCTATGATATTGTCGGCAAAAGAGTCATCATACGTAAAGTCTTCCGCAATCTTCTTTCTGATCCTACGCATGCAAAAATAATGTTTGACGGAGTCGTAAACGGTATAAACGAAATCACTGAAAAATCCATAAAATTAGAATTTAAATCGAAGTTGCGTTCCTTAGACTTTCAGACCGGCCGGATGCAGCAACTCTATTGCAGTTATATCTTTGGGGATGAAGATTGCACAAAAAATCCGGGCCTTATCACAGATCAGGCCATCGAAGCTGGAAGCAGCGCATCCTACATAATCGATTCTAACCGTACCGAAGCGGATGATTACTGGAAAGACGGGCTTATCATCTTTTTAGATGGAGATAATGCCGGCCAGGAGCGAATAGTAACAAGTTTTGTCTCGGCGGAACATAAAATGATCTTGGATTTCGCCTTACCTTATACTCCTACCTCTGGAGATAAATATTCATTAGAAAGAGGTTGCGATAAATCCTTAACCGTATGCACCAATCGGCATAGCAACCAAGCAAATTTCGGAGGTTTTCCGCATATCCCTATGTTGATAAATCCGATAGCAAAGGAAGAATAATGCAAAAACAAGATATAGATTTATTAAATAAGCTTATCGGTATTCCCTGGAAGGAAGATGGCAGGGATTATTCTGGGGCTGACTGTGGCGGCCTTATGCAACTTTATTTTAATGCCAAAGGGATAAAAGGAGAAGCCCCTAAAATCAGCGAAGTAAAAAATTGGCCCCCTGAAAAAATAGTCCAAAAGCTTCGTGATCAAAGTGAAATAATCAATAATGCCATAGATATCAAACCGGAAGATATTCTGGTCTTTAATATAAATAATGAACTACATGTCGGTCTATATCTCGGCTACGGCAGAATGCTCCATGCGCGCGCAGGGCAAACCAGTAAAATCAGCCCCCTCAATATATATTGGATAAAATATTTTACCTTTGCTATTCGTATAAAAGATGGACAGATTTTTATCCCACCTGCAGGCCCCCCGGTTGTAATAGGGGCATTAATAGCCGCCGGCATAGGCACCGGAGTAGGTTATATTACCGGAGGATGGCAGGGGGCTCTCTTGGGATTCGCCGGCGGGCTTCTTTTTGGCATAGGTGCTGCTTTCGTAGGAGCCGCTTTAGGAACAGCTTTACAAAGTCAATATAAAAAAGGCGGTAGTGCGAGTTCCATGAAATATCAATTCGGAGAATTGCAGACGTCTGCAACAAATCAAATAGTTGTCCCCAGGATTTATGGCCCCATGCGTTTTGCCGGCAATATAGTAGCGCAAAATCCGATAGAAGGCGGGGAAGTAGTAGATATGATTGTGGTTCTATGCGAAGGAGAGATAGAAAGCATAAGCAATGTGCTTTTGGATGGCGAGCCCATTGCAAATTTTCCTGGTTGTAGTTATATCGCTTTTCTCGGCACCCCTACTCAAAATGTCGAAACCGATAGTGGCATGGATCTCAATGGTGTCCAATATCGCAATTTAGCCTGCCTATATATTCATTTGGAGTCATCCGATAAGCTTAAGGGTGGCCGCCCCAATATCATCTGTACAGTAGAAGGCCAAAAGGTGCAAACCTGGAACGGTTCTTCCTGGAGCAGTAGCAAAACTTATTCCACCAATCCTGTAGGCTGTATCAGAGATTATCTTATTACCCGGGTACAACGCGGCGGATGCGGATATTCTATAATTGATCTGCATAGCAACTCTTTTGGTGAAACTTACGATGATTGTAATGACTTGGTTGACAACGGAGCCGGTGGAACAGAAAAACGTTATGAAATATCTTATGCGATAGACCAGAAACGTGCAGCCATAGATAACCTTTCGGAGATGCTTCTTTCTTTTGCCGGCACTCTCTTCCGCAGCGGCTCACAATTTAAACTCATTTGTGCCAAATCAAAATCAGCCGTAGCGTCAATAGAAGAAGCTGATATGAAAGATTTCCGTATCATCCTGAAAAAGCTTGATCAGAAATTTAACCGCCTCGGAATTGAATATATTGATCCTGATCAAGATGACGCAAAGATATTGGCCTGGGGAGCGGAAGATAAAGCCGATCAGGATCGCCGCGGCATCTTTGAGCAAGTCATTAATATCCCTTCTATAGAAAAACGCACTCAGGCCCTAAGGCTGGCCAATCAATTCTTTTATGAACTTAAACTTTGTCCATTGGGAATGGAATTTTTCACATCCCTTAATGCCATATCCTGGGAACTGGGGGATGTTGTCAATTTAACACATTCCAGAATGAACTGGACTAACAAATCCGTACTTATTCTTGGTATTGAAGAAACCGAAATGGAGACCTTCCGCATTACTGTTCAAGAATATAATTCAACTATTTATAATGACCGTTATGGTGCCACGATTGAAACCTTTAAATATGGTACCCCGCCTAATCCCTATGCACCGGTAACCGAAATAAGCAATTTACAGATATCCGAAGGGGAATATTATCTTCATAAAGATGGTACCGTAGGATCTGATATCCTTATTAGCTGGAATGCTCCCTCAGATTCTAGCCGTATGTTTTTAAGTCATTACCAGATTGAACTTAAAAAAGCCGGAGGTGACTGGCATGTTGTAGGCACAACAACCGCTATTAATCATACAATTTCTGGAATTCAAGATGAGATTACTTATCAAGTAAGAGTTAAAACCGTATCTATAAATCATATCGTTTCTGATGGAATTATTTCTTCTGAACTTACTATCCTAGGTAAACTTAATCCCCCTGCTAATCCTACCGGTTTTGAAGTATATCAGCAGGGAAATCAATTAAGAATCAAATGCGATCCCTGCCCGGACGTGGATTTCGCCTTCTTCCGCTTTAAAAAAGGTTCAGAATGGTCTACCGGAGATATCATAGCCGAGCGCGCCGACGTCACGGAATTTTCTTATCCCGTAGGGGAAATAGGACTACAGACCTTTATGGTCAAGGCAGTAGATAGGTCCGGCATCGAAAGTAATGCTCCCGGAATAGACACTATTGATGTTGTCCCTCCCCCAGATATGAACTTCGTCAACATCTTTGACCGCTGGGGCGTGCCTTTGGAATTTAAATTAAATAATCTTGAGCAGGTTCAGGCGAATTATCACAATTCCAGTTATGTCCGCCCCTGCCTGGCTCTTAAAACTGCCACCACCTGGGAAGAACGCGAAGCAGAGGCCAAGACCTGGGAGCAGCAGGAGGCAGACGGGGGACTTCTGCTCGACGGCAACGTGGAAACTTCCGGCTACGCTGAAATGATCCAACCCTACGATATCGGTACCATAATAGAATTTCAAATGGTGGTGGATGCAGATTATAAAAATGTAACCGGTGGAACAGTCACTATCCAAGTCAGCTATAGCGAAGACGGAATAACTTATCCATCTTTTGCCGCCATAGACCCGACTATCACCTACCGCGCCCGGTACCTAAAATTCAAAATAATAATCGAAACGTCTGATGCCGCCTATAACGTATATCTTTATAACCTTTATATTTATATAAACGCTCCATCCGTAAAAAAATCGTGGTTTAAAGATGTCCTCATACCCATAGCCGGAAAAACATTAATCTTTGATGCCGGTTTTACCGTACCGCCCCGCATAACGCATAGCGTTGTAAACGGAGTTATCGGCCTGGTGATTTTTAATAATAAGACCAAAGACCAGGTAAACGTTATGGTATATGACCCGGCTACCAAGGCAGCCATAGGGACCGCCGAAATAGATGCAGAGGCGATGAGTTATTAATGAAAGGGTATTGTGCTACTTGCAAAAAGATAACTGATATCAATAATCCGCAATCCGTTAAATTACCCAATGCCAAACGTGTAACCAAAGGTAATTGTGCGGAATGCGGCACAGAAATCTGGAAAAAGGAGACCTAATGGAAAGGCATATATACGACGAAAATCAACCTCAAGGCAGCATGAGTTTATTAAATTTAAGAAATGCCCTAAGGGGTCTTTTCCAGGGGGATTTAATGTCCTTACGACCCCGAGCTTCAATGATCCTAGATGATATGGAATATTCAACCGACGCCCTGGCTCAGGCCGCATGGAGCGGAACAGGGGTAACCGTAACCAAATCCACCACTAAATATGAAGGCAATTATGCCCTACAATGCGCCATTGATGGTACCGGCAATCGCAAAGTATTTAAGACTGAAACTCTGGACCTGTCTGCCTTTAAGCAAATCAAACTATGGGAAAGAGTAGATGTGGCTTCGTCAGGAATACAGCTCTATTTAAAAGATAGTGCCGGCAATGAAAGTTATTGGGATATTATTACCAGCGGCACGCCAAATGATTGGCAACAGGATATCCTGGATTTAACTACTTCGGATTCCAACAATGGCACAGATGCCGATTTATCCGATATCGTAGAATGGGGTTTTCTGGGTTTGGATACCTCAAAAACATATATCTTTGACGCTATAAAGACCGTTTGCGGTCTTAACGTCGCCGTCCAAGGAGCATTAATAGGATCCTTCTACCGCAATGTTTATCTTGGCCTAAATAATATGACCTTTGCCGGAGGTCCTGCGCCGGCAATAACCCCACCTGCATCTAACCCGCGCATTGATTTGCTGGTCCTAAATGCATCCAATGCCCTAGAATGGATAACCGGTACAGAAGCCAGCTCACCCGCAGAGCCGGCATTCCCTACAGATAAAATCCCGATTTGCCTCATATATTGTAAGACTACCATGGCAAAAGTAGTGGACTATGAAGATAAAGACGCGAATCCGAATGAAGCATATATTTATAGAGATGTGCGGCCATTATTCTGTATACCGCAGATTACGATAAGTTAAGGAGGATAGTATGAGAAAATTTGCAATCTATTGTTTTATAGCTACATTTTTTATTAATTCTGTTTATGCCGCAGATAAAGCCATTGTATACGATGATACCAATAAAAAGATAAAAACAAGCCAACCATTGCCTGTTGCCCAAGGCGGTACCGGTTCAGCTACACAGAACTTTGTCGGACTCACCGGTGACCAGTCAATAGCTGGAGCCAAGACCTTTACTTCTATTCCAGTTTTGCCTGCATCTGACCCGACAACTGATAATCAGGCCGCCCGAAAAGCGTATGTAGATACGAAACCAGTTATAAATACTTTAACCGAGAAAACAGCTCTCGTTGACAATGACTTGTTTATCATCGAAGACAGCGAAGCAAGCAACGCCAAAAAGAAAGTCAAAAAAAGTAATGTTTCTAGCATTAGGAATCAACTTTTTACATCATCAGGAATATTTACCGCACCAGCAGGAATAACTAAAGTTTATCTTTCTGGTTGCGCAGGGGGCGGTGGCGGTGGCGGTGCTTCATCTTTAGGTTCTGGTGGTGGTGGAGCAAGTGGCATGTCCGTAATAAAATATCCTTATACAGTAATACCAACAAGTGAATATACAGTTACTATCAATGGTGGTGGGGCAGGTGGAGTTAATGATTCATCAGGAAGCACAGGCGGAACTACAGTATTTGGGACATTAACTCTTTTAGGTGGCAATGGTGGAGATTATGGCAGTAGTGCTGCAGGTGGTTCAGCATTTACTCCTAATGGTATTAATGCTGTTGGCGGCACAGGTGGCATAGGTGGTAAGGATTGTGTAGCAAGCGGGGCAGGTGGGAATGGTTCTGGCACAGCAGGGGGCGGTGGCGGTGGCGGAAATCCATTTGGCATAGGTGGCGCAGGTGGAAATTCATCAACAGCAGGTAGTAACGGAACTGGATATGGTTCTGGTGGCGGTGGCGCAGGTGGTGGAACAAATTATAGGAATGGTGGAAATGGACAAGCAGGATTTATATTAGTGGAATGGTAAAGTGAAACCAGAATATAAAATACAAATTAAGGCATTGTTTAAGCTCTTGTGGGTGGTAGGATTTGCCTTTCTCTATGCTCTTGGCGGTATTGAGCATAAAGAAATACGCCGATTTATCGCGCCTATCTGGCTCACTTCTGGAATGTATTTATTTAGCCGTGACTGGCGCGTATTTTTACAAGCGCCTCTATTAATGGCAACTTTAAGTATGGGCTATGGCGCTGAGGCCTTTTGGGTAAAGGTAGGAAGACGTTTGCTCTTTGCCTTCGCGAATGCCATTACTGCGATAGTACACATAAGAATTGATTTCCACGGTGCCGGATGGAATGAAGTTACATTAGACCGCAATTTCAAGATTTTATTCAATTTAAATTTAATCCTCTGCGCGGTTGTAATAATTACCTTAGGTGTCTTAAATCCCCTGCAAGCCAGGGCAGAGGAATTGATCATAGGTTTCATTATAGGATTGATCCCAATGTTCATGCCAAAAGATAAAGACCAATGATAACTTTAATTAAAGGAAAATACTACACTTTTAAAGTTGGCTTCGGCAAAAGCAAGGTCGGCAAAGACGTCCAGTACCAGATCCTAAATTATGACCTTACTATAGAACAAGACTATACCGCATCCGGCGTCATGGAGCTGGGGGATGGAGAATATGGCGTCCGGCTTTCCTTTGATGAGGAATTTTCCGGCTATATCCGCTGGAAAGACGTCACAGATAATATCGTCGCCAGCGATCCTATTACTATTATAGAAGATTACGTCGCAAAGATATCCACTCTTTATAAAATCGATACCGGCCGCTGGAAGATACAAAACAACCAGATGATCTTTTACGATTCCGATGGCCTGACCGAATTGCTTAAATTCAATCTTAAGGACGAAAACGCTAATCCCACTATGGTCAAGCCGTTTGAAAGGACCCCTGTATGATAATCTCCCGCGGCTTCATATACGGCACCATGGTATCGAAGGGCTACGGAAAGTTCGGTTTCGGCATGTATATAAAGATATTATCGGTAACCATTAGCGAGTTTATTAACCAGATAATTAATTGCGAGGATAGTATATGAGTTTCGTAAAAATCGTAAGCGTTACGGCAGGAGAATACATTCAGCAAGCCATCCGGGCTAGCGAGCATATATACAGCCAGATCATCCCCTCTGAACTAATCAAGGACATTATCCTTATAGAGCACATAACCCAATCGATTACCATGGAGGATAGTATATGAAATATGCCACCTCGAACAATCCAAAACTCGGAACCACCATCAACATCACTTGTACCCCTGTCATCCCCGGGGGAGGCGCTCCTGACAGCGTTAAGATTACCATAAAAGATGGAGGCGGGACAGCAAGAATTACCGACACGGCTATGACAAATAATGGAGACGGCACATACACGTACCTTTTCAAAAGCCTGACAAGTTATACCTCTGGGGTATTTAAGGCCACTATAACCGCCTTATCAGGGGATTATCCTGGGGTATCAGAAGTCAACTTTACTTTAGAGGCATGATGAAAATAATAAAAGCATTTACTATTTTTGCGTTTCTATTATTAAGTACCTGTTTTGCTGCAGGCCCGATATATGATCAGGCCATAGATATCGAAAACACTCCTGCCGGCAACATCTCATCAACCAATGTCCAGGCTGCGGTAAACGAACTGGACAGCGAGAAACAGGCGGCAGGAAATTACTTCAATAAAACTTCCGATGATACCGACGACATCGCCGAAGGCTCGACCCATAAATTTGCCGACACCACAAAAGAGAACAACGGACAGACTGCCTATGGCTGGGGCAATCACGCGGGACTATATTCTTTATTAAATCACAATCACGATTTAATTTATCTTAGTCTATCTGCTACCGCCGCCGATTCTGGTAAACTCAACGGACAATTAGCATCATATTATTTACATTCCGAAACTGACCCTACCTACACCTCTTGGTATAATTCGGGTTCGCCGATATTAACTACATTAAAATATGTTGATGCCAATACCTATATCACCAGAGATGGCTCTAATAATTTATCCTTCACCGATGCCAATGCGGGAACAGTAACACTTACCTCATTAAAAAGTATGCGTAACATCTGGATTTCTGCCGCAACACAATCAGAAGGCAACCTCACGCTTTCGGATGGAACTAATTGGGCTACGCAGTATTCGTTTATTTCCTACATCAATGTGGTTTGTGCCTCAACAAATTGGTCTATGTGGCTTTGTGAAACTTCGGCATTTAATACTGGTCTTATTACTACCCGACAGATAGCATCCAATATAAACGGCAATGCGACTTTATATATCAATCAGGAATATAATTCCGATGGGAATAATGTTTATATTATCTATACTGATGTGGCAGGAACAGCGACAGCAAGTATTTTAATTTCGGGAGAGGCACGCAGGCACTAATGGAAATCTCAATCACTAATTTAATAGGAACAGTTACCAAACCTAACTATACCAAAAGCACCTTTAAGGTTTCTGACAGCCAGAAAGTTTATGATATAGTGCCAGAGAAACTTTTAGAAGAAATCTCCAAACTTAAAACCGACATTGAAACCGCCAGAAAAACTGAAGTGCCGAAAAATATAGAGCGATTAAAACAGAGCGGGATTGCTAAAATGGAACATGATTTGTTTATTAAGAAACGCAATTTAATCAGATTGAACAACAAATATCCTAACGCAAAATGGCTATAAATAATTACACTACATTTGAGGAATTAGCGTCTACTAACATTACATCAATAGATGTATATGACACCGTAACTGGCGGGACTTCTGGAGCGGTTGGCAGGGTTATTTTAAGTAAAGACGGAACAAATACCACGGGAACTGCGAGGGCAGGGACTGCTAATACAATCCAGTTAGCCGCCGATGCCCCGAATATAGGAGCAGGGATGCTCATACGGATTACTGGCGGGACTGGTTCGGGGCAGATAAGAAGAATAATCGCTTGGAATAATACGTCCAAGACAGCCACCGTAAATCCTAATTGGGCGACCAATCCAGATTCAACTTCCACTTATTCAGTAGAGGACAGATTAACGGTTGTATTGATTTCTGGGAACTTCACCGCAGGCGGAGAAAACATAACCAATCAGGACTCGGATTCCTGCACGATTACCCAGACAGAAACTGGGGCAAGTCTTCCGACTGTGGCTACCTACATATTAAAAAGCGGGGATGTAGTTATTGTAAGCGGCGACAATTCCGCTTCTACGGATATTTTTGAGGATATCAGGGCGGCTTCAGTAGCGGGTGGCTGGGGGATACATAGTGCTTTAGATTCTTACACTACCCAACTTAATTGTCTGGTTTGGTTTGGTGGTAGAGGACAGACCGCCTCAACGATAATCAAGACACAAAACGAAAGAGTTAAGGTAATTGACGGAATAGTCAGCACGGGAAATGTTACCTATCCGAATACGGTTAGTGTCGGCAGCGGGACTTATAAAGGGAAATGCCAGAACGGCTCGTATATTACAATTACTGGTGAGGTAGTTTTTGACTTAAATACCACCTTTAATTTTTATGCGGGGACATTTGAAGACCTTACTAATACTTATTCTGTTACTTTTAAGGGAACTTCCTATATATGTTCCGAAGCCAGATTTTCAAGCGTTTATTATGTTCAAAATTATGCGGGGGCAAGTTTTGATTATCCGATATTTTTTGGCACTTTTCTTTTTCCAGCAGAATCCCCTGCCGAAGTTTCGGGAATGACAATTTATAATGCTGAATATTCAATATTTGTATTTAGTGCACGTGTTACTTCCACGGTTAAAAATATCACTTTTGTAAATTGCACTTATCCGCTTGGAGTAGTATTGGGCGGCGGCAACATTACTTTTATTGACTGCGTAGGGGATTTTACCAGCATTTTTGTTTTATATGGGTCTGCAAAGGCTACTGTCCAGCAATCAGTTAATTTAAAATACATAGACAGGGCTAATGCTAATGTGCAAAATGTATCGTCAGTTTTGAAGGATAAGAACGGGACGCAGGCGTTTTCAGTGAGCAGTGCGGCAGACGGGACTATTACGGAGCAGTATGTTACCCGCTATCTTAATGATAATAATTCATTGACAGATTATAACGACTTTATTTTATACTCAACGAAATCAGGATATATGAATGAGGTAAGAAAAATCACCATTTCAAAAGCGATTGACTGGACAATTAAACTTATTCATTCCCCTTACGCAAATATGGGAGTGGAGAATTAACTAACGGAAAGGAATAACCTATGGACATCGCAGAAATAGGTATAGCAGTATCGGTTTTGAGTGTATCAGTTGCGGTCATAAGACAGAGTTGGAATGGCAAAAAATCTAATAATAATTGTTATGTAAAAAGGGATGACTGCCATACTGCTATGGATAGTATAAACACACGCATTGATGATACAAGACAATCATTACATAAACGCATAGACGATATATGCGGGAAAATCGATACAGTAGTTACTTTAATCAAGAATGGAAAATAAATGCCCTGTCTGTCAATTTGCTTTAAGCCTAATCCATACGGTGATAAATACTCTGGTAGGCTATTGCCAAGAATGCAAGAAAGAATATTACCTTAAACCAGACAAAACTTGGGTAAACAGGGAAGAATATAGGAAATTTTGCAATGAATTTCATTAATGAATATAGACAGGGAGAACGAGCGGATATGGTGCCATATATACTTTTGCTGGGTTTGCGCGCGCACAGGGATTCTATTAATGGATATAGAAGGACAGGATAGATGCGACGTTCTCTGCCTCAAAGACAACGCTCACTTAGGATATGATACCGACTGGCCAGAACTATTCAGGTAAGGACCAGAAAGTCGGGCTTCAGATAAAATTGCATGAATATAAATTCCTGGCGCAAATATTCATCATACACAAGGATACTCTCTTTAGATTAAAAATTAATAATATTCTTAAAAAAGACCTGATCACTGACATAAAGAAAATAGAAAATATATTAAAAAAATCAGAAATAGGTATCGTGCCGAAAGGAGGTTAATATGAACTGGCAGGCAATTATCGCTTCCTCGGGAATTTTAGGTATCTATCTTACCGCCAAAAGATGGTTTGCTGAAATAAACAAAATTCTCGATCCTTTGGTGCAGGAATGCGAGCAGCTGGCGCAGGATGGCGTAATAGACAAGAACGATCGCAAGAAGCTGGTATTAAGCGCTGTAGCTAATCTCGAGAAGCAGGGTAAGGTTAAACTGAACTTCATTACCCGGCTTATTGTAGTTAAAGTTGTAGATATTATTGCTGCTAAATTGCCGGACTATAATATATCTAAGGAGGCCCGTGAGCTTCTCATTGGTAAAAAAGATTGAAGATTATTTTCTAAAAAAAGGTTTCTTCATCCGGATTACTAAACCCTGGCCCGGGGAGGATAGGCTTGACAATCTTCCGCCGAAAGAGAAAAAAGAAGAAACGCCATTAAGGAAATGGCTAAACAAAGGAGGGTGATATGGGATTATTCAGCGCAATAGGAAACTGGATCAAATCTTTATTCAACAAATCAGGAGCATTCATCGCAAAAATGTGGATCTTAGCAAAACCCTTTTTACGGGAAGCATTAAGCAAGACAGCGCAAAATGTATGGGCATCTGCACAAAGCCTGTTTGTTGAGGCGGCCCTATATGTGGCAAAACAAGGATTACCTAATGATGAGGCGAAGCGGAATGCATTTAAGACCTATATGGAATCGAAAGCCAAAGAACAAATCAGCCAGCTTAAAGATTCGGAATTTAATCTGCTGCGCGAAACGGCGGTTGCTATTGTAAAAAAAGCTGCATCGGTATAGAGATAAGCAATAAAAAAGCCCTAATAATGTAAAATTTATTGGGGCTTTTCATTTACCCTACCTTAACCCGCCTTTATTATAATATAAAAAATACTTGAAAAATCAGTATCTTTGTGGTATCTTTATAGTATCTTTGTAGTAACTATTAGAAGGAGGGGGAAAATATGGAAAAAAAGGTGGTGAAATACACAGAACCGATGCTTGTCAGGCTATCAAAACCCCAGTATAAAGAACTTCAAAAGGAATGTAAAAAGCTGGTGATGAATGAAGCTGTCTATGGGAGGAAGGCAATAATTTTATGCTTAAAAAAACATTTAATTACTAATAACCATTGAAGGGTCGGGAAATAATAAGGAGGAGAAAGGTAGAATTAAAAATGAATACCGAATATCTGCTTTCTGAAATGACAGAATTTAAGAAATTCCTGAAATATGAAAAACAACTATCAGATTTAACCGTTCAAAAATATTTAGTTTCTATAACAAGATTAAAAGATTTTTTTGAAGGAAATTTGTTTCTTAATAAACCCCTATCCGATGCTACGAGAGAAGATATCAGCAGCTTTTTAGCCTATTTAAGAGAACATTATTTAAATAAGACTACTATCGCGCATTACATCGTTGGATTAAGGACATTCTACAGCTGGGCTATGTATACTTATAAAAAAGATAATCTATTCGCGATCAATTTCCTTCTGCGCAATATAATAAAAATAAAACAAGAAAAAAATATACCTTTTGTGCCGAATAAAGAAGATATCAATAAACTAAGGGATACCTTAAGAGCTTATAAAGAATTACAATCTTATAATAAAAATTCTTTTTCATATAAGAAGACAATTCTTGCTTATGCGATTTTTGAACTTCTTATTACTACGGGGATGCGCTCCAAGGAATTAAGAAGCTTAAGAAAAAAGGATATCGATTTAGAAGGTAGAACAATATTGATTAAATTCGGAAAGGGAGGTTATCAAAGAATAAGTTTATTTGGTAATTCTGCTTATGATGCTTTGCAGGAATATTTTGCGGCGAATAATTTCTATTCCGATGATTCGATATTCCCAATACGGCAGGGAAATGTATTGCATTACATGATAAAACGTTGGGCTAGACGCGCCCAGATAAACCCAAGAATACATATCCACGCGTTTAGACATTATTTCATAACCGAATCACAGAGGCTGGGAGTTCCCATCGAAATAGTGGCGGATCAGGTCGGCCATCAGAACTTGAATACAACCCGGCATTACACCCACTTTACGGCTAGTTTCTTAAAAGAAAAATATGAGGGAATAAATATTTAAAAAAAGCCTTGACAAAAAAATTCTTTCTGTTATATTGAATTCTAATAAAAGTTGATCCCTCCTGGTTGTCCTGTTTAATCCCTTGACTATAAGAGATTTTATAGTCGAGGAGGATAGACAATA